AAGATGTCGAACCCATCCATGTTTTTAAGTTTTTTAATCATTTCCCACACTCCCTTATATTTTCAAACAACTGACCCACTTTAATAACTGCATCCCTTTTAACTTGTTTCTCGTACTTCTCTTTCGCTTCTTCTTTACTCTCTGCCTCAACAACTGTAAACCTTTGATTACTCTTAGCTTTAGTTATGTGTGTATGTTTACGTCCTGTTGAATCTTTGAATGTTGTGACTAAGTATTGTGTCACTTCCCCAAAACCTCCTTGACTCGATCTAAGATGTCTTTACACGTATCCTTTTCCTGCGTCTGCTGTTCCATCTTGTCTTTCATGATTCCTTTTCATTTTCTTTTTGTATGCGTCAATGAGTTGGTCGATAGAATAGTAAGTATTGGCGTACAAAAACGGCATTATTAAAACTTGTACAATGCTATTATCAATACCTTTTACAAATTGTTCTGTTAGCGTATGCATTACATGAACAAAATAAACTGAATGTAGTTTAGGTAAAGTAACTTCATTTTCAATCAAATCAACCATAACCTCAGTAGTTTCTTCCAAATCTTCTTCATCAACAATAGTCAGAGTTAATTGCAAACTGAAAGCTAAGTAATCAGCAATCTCATCTAATTGTGTATCTAGTGGCTTACCTGGTTGTTTCTTCCAATTTTTAAAAAACTCAAGTGTGTTAATCCACTCTACAAATTCAATAATCATACTAGCTACTGTGTCATTTAAATTTCTAGTTGGTATTCTATCGTCGAACTCCTTTTGTATTTGTAATAACTCTTGTAACTGATCAATTGTTAATGTGTTAGTCATTTTCCTGTTCCTCCTCATATTTATAGACAACTTGACCCGTCATAATCCCTACTGCTTCATCAAGATAAATATCTTCTTTGAGTGCATCTTGCATAGCATTAGGTAAACCCTCAAGTATTTCATCAAACGCTTGTGCTTTCTTATACACGTCCTCAATCTCTTTTAGTAATCCCTCTGTGTCATTGCCGTTATACGCACTAGCACTTATAACGGACTGTTCTATTTGTTCACGGTTATTCATTAGTGTCATCCTCCATTTGTCCTAAAAATTCGTAGAACTCATTTGTTCCGTCTAATTTGTCCATTCGGTACAATATAGCACTTGCGTTGATTTTAGCTCCCATGTTTATAGCTACTGCCTTGTTCGCTCTACTCTCAATCTGTAGTTCGTTAAGTCTAAAACGGTAAAATTCGTATCTTCCAAGCAATTCATTTTTGACTGTGCGCCACATGTTCTCCAGCTCTTCGTTACGCTCTCGTAACTTCGCTATATCCTCGATAAGCTCATCTCGTTGCTTCTTGTACTCATCACGTTCTTTTAATGCTTTGTGAAGTTTATCTAATAAATTGTTTAAGTTAGTACAAAGTTTTTTATATTGTTCATCTGATAAGGTGACCGTCATCTCATAACCTCCAATAGCATCTCATTTTCAAAAATATTTCCAACAATTTCAATAATATCGTCATTTTCACTTAGTAATTCAGTTACATTGCTAAAAGTTATATAAAAGGCTCCTTCTTTAAACTCGATAAAACTTACTTCTCTCGAATAACAATCTTGAACAATATCCCCTTCATAAATCTCCACACCGTGCACATCTTTAAATCCTGTGTATTGTAATAGTTTTACTTCATTGAAACTTTTATAACCTGTTGAAATCAAAATGTACCCACTATTAAAATCGATTTCGTCAATAATACTCATAACTTTTTTATCTTTATCCCAAGCTTTAAATTTCAACATCATTCTACCAACTCCCCATCTTTCCAAATCAATGTCATCGTCATGTCATCGTTTAAGATGTGGAATGCTTTGGTAGGGAAAGACGTGTTCTCTAAACGTTCTTTGATACTGGTATTTGTGTGCAGCGCTGACATATAGACTCCTTCTTGAATCTCATATACCTCTAACAACCTATCAAACTTAGTCTCTTCCGTTACTTCTTTTTCAATATCAACTATGAAGGGGATATCAATTGGAATAAAACTTGACGTCGAACACTTATTTGTATTTGGATGAAAACGAACGAATCCATCACTAAATCCTGTTGAAAAAAATATTTTTCCTTGTGATAGATCCGGATTTTCTCGCGCCCATTTAATTAATTCATCTAATCTCATTTCTTTTTTAACTTTGATTTTCATTGTTATATCTCCTCTTGAACAGTAAATTTATCGTTAATTGATACATATCCAGTCACATTACATAAGATGCTATCAACATGAAAAGTCACAAAACAGTTGCGCTCAACATCATTTGAATAGAATCTTTTATTACCTGATAACTTGGGGTTATCCCAAGCCCATTGGATAAGTTCAGGTAAATTCATTTCTTTTTCAATTTTGATTTTCATTGTTTCCGCCCTTTTAAAATAAAGTTAGTTGCTTCTGTTCCTCGTATTCCAAACCATGTTGCTTTATATATGTTTCGAGCTCTTCTGCTGTATCAAACATCTTTTTAACGCCTTGCCAACCTGGTACGATATTCCCGTGAAAGTAATAAGTGCCATTTACTACATGGATATGTGCCACTCGCTCGTTGTCTTGATACAGATATCTCTTAGAGCTGAAAAATTGGTTTAAGTATTCTTTGCGTGCGCTATCGTTCATGGTCATCACTCCTTTTAACAATTAGGCAGACCAAACGACATGCATTCGTTATATAGCTCTTCATCCCATATGCTTGTCTTATAGTTTTCAATCACATTGCTAACTTCTTTATGACTCATAGCTTTAACTTGTTCGTCTGTATATTTTTCACAGTCTTCTAATCCCAATTGTTCCTGTAATGACATTACGTAATCAACTTGTTTTTGCGTTGCCATCGTTACCCCTCCCACAAATCAAATGCTCTTTGGACGTAAAACTTCGCTTTTGCTAAATCCTCATGACCACTCTTTAACGGTGCTCTAGATAAGTGTTTGATTGCATTACCTATTGCGAATGCTAATTGTGGTGGGTACTGCGCCGTAACTTGTTCGATAATAAAATCTATAATTTCAATGTCGCCGTATGTGTAATGTGCTGGTTGTTTAACATTGTCTTGCGTTTCGTTCATATCTACTTTTCTGTTACTAATTATGCTCATTATGCTTCACTCCATTTCTTGAACATTTGGTTATAAGTGACATCGAACCAGTACGGATCACGTGAATGTTTTTGTGGCACATCAAATAAATGTGGCTTCTTTCTTCTTAGCTCAGCTTCTTTACGTCGTTGCCTAGCCATTTCACGCTCTCGCTCCAAAGCTTTTGTTATTTGTATTTCTCTATAGTCGTTTAGCTTCATGCCGAAAGGTGCATCAATTGCTTCCGACATCTCCCAACCCTTCGCAACTCTGTTTCTAACTATTTCGGGCGTGAGTCCTTTCTTTTTCATCTGCTCATTTTCATATTCAGTGTATTTAGAAGGGGGTTTTTCTTGTGGTGGCGCAATAAGCGCATCGCCCGTTAGCCCTTTTGCTATCCTGTAATTAATTAGTCCTTTGCTTAGGTTGTACTTTTTAACTATTTCGCTAACAGTCATCATTTTGCCGTCAACCTTTACTTTCTTAGGCTTTACTACATTTTGTATTAAATCTTTCCCCCTCGCCCCTCTGTCGTACCTAGTAATCAATGTCGATACTTTGATGTCGTATTTATCCGATACATCAATAAGCGTCATCAATTTACCGTCTATTCTCACTTTCGTTTTTATGCCCGCCATTTATTCCACCTCTACATTTACATTTCTAATTTTTAGATTGTCATACTCTAGTATTTCGTCCGGATTGTTATATAAGTAATCTGCCAGCGCTTCTTTTTCTTTATCCACATCATCAAAATGCTGATATTCAACTTCTGTAGGTATCCTTATATCAATCGTTGCATTTATATATGCTTGTTGTTGCATAAGATCACTTCATTTCTCTTTTGCGTTCTCGTCTTGCTTTAATTAATTCCTCGTAAGTAATCCATGTTTTGCCTGTGTACTTAGGTGCTTTACATATCCAATTGAGTTTTATGTTTCTGTATTTATGTCTGAAAATCTTAGCTTTAAGTTTTGCTACTTCGGTTGGCATACCTTTAATGTCGATAACTTCAATCAGTTTGTCATCGAGATATAACGCGAAGTCTGCAATATATTCAATCTTTCGTTGTTTATCTAGTTTTGGTAATAATTCGAATTTCGGTTGTATTTCGATATGATCATAATTAGTGCCATTCATATTACTTTCTAAATATTGGTAATATTCACACTCTACTTTGCTATCAAATACAATTCCTTTGTACTCAACTTTCTTAGCATTGTATTTACTCATTGCGCCACCTCTAAATATCAAATATCGTTGCTTGTAAACCTAGCTCTTGCTCATATAGAAGTCCGTGAGCGCCTTTAAATCGTTTTAGGTCACTATCAGTCATAATTTTCTTTTCGTCGCTGAAATGGGCTCCTGTGAGCGAATAAACTTCATTCTCGTTATCTTCATGTTTGATGACCTTAATATCTTCCGTGCCATCTTCTCGGTATAAGTAATATTTTTCTTTCGGCATTTTTAACACTCCTTAATATTCGACGATTGCGGGTCTTTCTTCTTTTTCTTTCAACTTATCATCAATAAGTTTTTTAAGTTTCTCTTGGTCTCCGTTTGCAAAATCAATCATCTTTTGAGCATATACATCTCTACAATGTAATATTTCTTTTATATTTTGTTTTGTGATTACCACGCATCTCGCTCCCTGAAATCGTCTCCGATTACTCTTACTTTTCTTGCTCTTTTTTTCATTCTCGAATTTATACGTTGCCAGTTCATATTTTGATTTAGTTCTTTATCACTAAAGTTAGTTGTAAAGATGTTGTTTTTACCTACTCTGTTATCAACAATGCTGAAAAGTTTATTTATAGTGTGTTCTGTGTTTTCTACACCCATATCATCTAGTACAAGTAAATCAATCTCACTAAGTAATTTGACTAGTTCGTCTGTAGTCTCTACTGCATTTTTGTTGTATGTCGCTTTGATACGATCCATCAACATTGGTATATGCATAAAAGCAACTGTATGCCCTTTAGCTTTAACTGCTTTTGCGATAGCGTATGCTAGGTGGCTTTTACCAGTTCCATATGAACCTTGCAATATTAATGATTTTGGTTCTTTTGTAGAGAAGCCTTGTACGTACTCTATTGCTGTTTGCTTAGCTTGTACTTGTTTTTCATTTTGTGGCTTGTAGTTTTTGACTGTTGCATCTCTTAAAGACGGATTAACGTTTGATTGATTGAATATGTTGTTTATCTTCCGTTGCTTGTTTCGCTTATATTCCTCATAGATTTCACATTTGCAACCGTCTTTATACTCGTAACCATTCGGGTGTTTTTTAGTAGGAGCAAACTTATATAAGTCATATTCACTTCCACATCTCTCACATTTCAATCCTTTTTCGACATGAGTAGGTTGATATTTTTTCAAGCTTTCGTTTATCTTTTCGCTGAATAGTGGTTTCATAATATCCCCCTAATCCCAATAACTTTCGTCGTACTTCATGCGTTCCAATTGATCTATGCCAGTTGGTTGCGCTTTTTGATTGAGGTACCCCTCAAATTTATTGCCAAAAAGTGTTTCTGGTCTAAGGTATTTATCGCTATCCGTGTTTAGCCACTCAGCTGTTTTGATATCAATCACCTTTTTAAAATCCTCCAACCTAAAATCTTGATTCCATCTTGCTTTAATAAAATCTTTTGATTTAGCTGTATTGTGTTTAAAATGCTTTCCTGTTTTTTTGTTTAAGTATTCGATAATTTCTTTATAGGGAATGGAATACACAGTCGGGTTGCCCGACAATATACTTCCATCATTATTAGTATTGTTATTATTAGTTAAATCATTATTAGTACTATTATTATTAGTAGTACGCCCTTTTCGGTTTTCCGTTTTTCCGTTTTCCGAAAACCCGTTTGCCGATAATCCGTTTTCCGAAAATGGCATTTCGGTTGGTTTTTCGTAAACTAAGTATTCAAAACCTTTAAACACACCGTTTTCAGCTCTTTTTTGTATTCTGTGAACATATTTATTATCCATAAGTTCTTGAACGCCACTATTGATTGATTTTTGTCCATCATTCATATGTTTAACTACTTCTGACGTGTATATTTGCCAATTGTCAGGACGACTTAGGAAATACAATAATATCCCTTTAGCTTTAGCACTTAAATTACTATCGAACACAAAAGATTTATGCACAGTTACAAAATCGCCACTTTCTTTTATCGTTCTAAATGTTGCCATTTCGTTATCTCCTTTCTGGTATAATTTTATTATCGCTATTGCGTTAGATTGGGGGTGAATAATTATGGATCCTATTTTAGGTAAAGGTATTGATAAAATTATTGAAGGCGCATCAAAAGGGCCTGTAGAAACATTCTCTAAAACTTGGGAACTTGTCTTTGGGAAATTCCACCTTTATGTGGATAAAGTTATTTATCAAAGAGAAGTAGAATTTGAAAAATTCAAAGAACAATTTAAAAAAGAAATATCTTCTGTACCTGAAAATAATTTACAAGAACCACAATTTTCTCTTCTAGGTCCTGCTCTAGAAGCTTCAAAGTTTTACATTAGTGAAAAAACTTTAAGTAATATGTTCGCAAAACTAATAGCATCATCTATGGATGACAGAAAAAACTCATTAACCCACCATTCATTTGTTGAAATAATTAAACAATTATCCCCAAATGATGCTATTCTTTTAAAACATTTAAAGAATCACGAAGTACATCCTGCCGTTAAATATAGAGCGGTTTTAAACCCAAAGAATGACGGTATGAATATATCGGACACGTTAATAAAAGACTCTCCGTTAGATATAGAATCAACCGAAATTTCAATTAATAACCTAGTAAGGTTAGGGGTTTTAAATGAAACTTTTGACATGTCTTACTTAACAAAAAAAGGAATTTATAATAAGTTTTATGCTCCTCAGTTTTTAAATCACTTTAATAAGATTATAGAAAAACAAAGATTTGTTTCGGGATTAGAATTTGTTAAAAGAATGTTAAAGTCAGGACACAACCTAGAAACAATAAGTAAACTTTCTGGCATTGAATTTGAAGTATTAAAGTTACATTACAGCCCCTGGGTAATAGACATCAAAAAAGGCTCAATTAGTTTGTCCGCCTATGGTAAAGCTTTTGTAAAAACCTGTATTAACTAAACGGAGATTTTAAAATTTTCTCCACTTTTACAGCATACATAGCATTTCTAATCTCTTCCGCCAAGATGACGATTAGGAGTGCTATTTTTATTATTCTTAGTCTATTCATTCCTTTTTCTCTCCTTTCAACATTTTATTGAGCCTCTCATCAACTTTTATCCACGAGTCATGCAAGTGATATTTATCATCAAACGACTTAACACCAATTGCATGTTGCTCGTTGTGATGTTCGCGACATAACGCTAATACATGTTTGTCGTAGTGATTCATCTTGTTTCTGTTCATGCCTCTACCTACTGCTTCGTAATGTGCTAAGTCAGCGTGAGGCTTTCCGCATATTACACAGTTGCGGTTGATTGTAGCCCAATATAATAGTGCTTTATCTTCACTTAACAACTTGCTTGTTTCTATACTCATAGGTATTTGATGATGAAACATAAACGCTATAATCAGTTCTATTAACTCCCTTGCGACTTTCATTGAACAGTCACGCAGACTGATTTCCTCATAACCTTTTTCAATTTCCAATTCTGTTTGTAATAATTTTCTAGTTGATTCCACCGGTTCGCCCCAGTGAAGTTCTATATCTCTACACATCGCGAATATTTTTTTGCGTTGTTCTATAGATAACTTTTTATTGTCCGGAACCTCTACTTCTGCTTTTAGTGGATATCCGTTTTCTAGTAATTCAATGTGACTTTGTTCAAGTTCAACACCAGTAGCAACGACGGAATAAGTGCCGTCATTGTCTTTCTGGTATCTTGTAATGTATTGCATTTAAACCACGTCCTAGAATGGTAAATCCTCACTACTAATATCAATTGGACCATTAGCATTAGCAAATGGGTTTGATTGTTGACTCATTGGCGTCTGTTTGCCATTTGCTTGTTGTTCTTTTTGTCTCATCTCATCAGTTTTAGGTTCTGGTTTATTAACTACTTCATCGCCCTTATTCCAAACTTTTACATACGAGAGTCTTACAAAATACTTTCCTTGATCTTCGTTAAATTTATTTTTAAGAACGATTGTACCCATCTTGTTAATTAATTGGTCTGTATCGAAAGTTAAGTCTGGTAAGTTTAATTTGATACCCAATCTACTTAACAACTCGATGTATTGTTTTTCTTGGAAGTCTTGTTGGAATGGTGGAACAAATTGATTGTGTTTATATTGTTTACCTTCGTTGTTTTCAAAAATAATTGTGAAGTATCTGTTTTCTTTATCGTTAAATTCGACATTTGCAACTTTCGCTGTAAATTCTCCAGCACCTAAAAAGTCCCCGCCTTTCATGAATGCCTCTTGATTAGTTTCTTGAATGTATTGTGTTCTACCTGTGATTTTCATAGTTTTTATACCGTCCTTTTTAGTTTTTTATTAGTTTCCGTTTCTAATTGCTTGTACAACATCGTTAATACTTGGATTGATAAATACTTTGTTATTAATATTTATTGATGGAGAATGTCTGATCTTCGTTTCAAATGTGCTTGAAGGTTCAGCATTTAAAACATATTCTTTTTTCTTTTCTCCATTTCCTTCATGTTCTAAAATCATTGCTCTAGCTAAAACATCACTTTGAGAAGTAATGGCTTTTTTAATTTGTTCTTGTGCCTCAATAGTGATAGTAGGATTGATTGTGCTACCTTCTTCATCTTTGTCCTTATTAATCCCTTCATGACCAGTAATAACAAAATGGAATTGATGTTCTTCCTGTTGCTTAGCAATTAATCTATACATGCTCACTATTCTTTCGGCTACTTCTCCCCAGTCGTTAAACGTTGGCTTTTTACCTTTGTTTTTCATAACGTCTTGAAGTGTTATATCTCTTAGTTTTTGTATTGTCTCAATAACTACTACATCAATTTGTTGTCCGTTATTTCTCATTTGTTGAATAACCTGAGGTAGATATTGTATAATCGCTACAAAATGTTGGTAGTTTTGAATAGCGACGTCTGATCCTTCATCGACAACTGTTGTTCCATCTTCATTAATATCAATAACAAATGCGTTATTATCTCTAGTTGCAAACGTTGTTTTACCTGTACCGATTTTTCCGTAGATAGCGAATTTGTAAAATTTCTTTTTGTTCTTTTCAGCAATATTATTAATTTTTAACCTTTTTAAGATGTCCACTTGCTCATTGATTTGTTCAGTCATATACTACCCCACCTTTACCGTGTATGACGTTGGTTTCTCCACGATGCTGGCACCCTCTAAAACTTCGCCGTTTGCGTCAATTAAAGTGCCGTTTTCAGTTACATTAAAGTCTTTCTTAATGTCTGATTGGCTAAGTTTTTTGGTTACTTTTACATAGTTGTCAAAACCACGTTGTTCAAGTTGGTTAATCACTTCTTGCTCGTTGCTCACTTGGATAACTTTAGAACCTTTACGTGAGGTTACTTTGCCGTACGGCGTATTGAGCTTGAATTTACTATCTTTTTCTTTTTCTATTCTGAAATACTCAATCACTAGGCTTTGTAGATAATCTTTGCTACCTTGCAATTTCTCTACTTCTTTTTCTTGCCATGACTTGATACGTTCTATTTCTTTATCTGCTAATTCATTGATTTCATTCTCTTTAGTAGTAATCGCATCTAACTTTTTAAACACCCAGTTAGCACTGTCTAAATCGGTAACTTCAAATCGTTCATCTTGTTCAATATTCTCTAGTTCTTGCGCTTGTAACTCATTCATTGATTAATTCCTCCCCTGCAATAACACGTTTCATTTGTTCATAGATTTCTTGAGCCTCTTCGTCGGAGTAGTTAGTGCTGATGGATAAATGACTAATACATAATTCGTAACGATCATCAAAATGGAGCAAATAAACTGTAAATGTTTCATCGTTATGTCTTGCAAATTGACATTCAATTCTTGCATCAGAATGCAAAATCAGTTCGTTTAATTCGTTAGCAATTCTTAATAATGTATGTTTCATATTTAGCACCTACCATTTCATGACTAAATTTATTAGTCTGTCCTGTTCGTCTGTGTTCTCTTCAATCCATTCATCTATTGCTTGGTTGAATAAGTCTGATGCCATATCTAAGTCATTCTCATCTACGACATAAGCATGTTTAATCGGTACGTTGTTCATGTCTTTAATTTGTATTGATATGCCCATATGACCTTTTAAAATGAATAGCTTAAAATCGAACCCGTTAACATGAATGTTTTTGCGTATGATATCTCCTATTTCGTAATACATCTTGACTTCCTCCATTTTTCGTTTTATATTTAACTTGAAATTTTTCTTAAGTGCTTGATACTGTTACTTGCTCCAACAAGTAGCAGTTTTTTTATTCTTCATAAAAGTATTCTTTATAAAATATGAATGTTGCGATACTTGCGAATCCCGCAATTGACCATGCTGTAGTGAAGTACAGCAATGGCATAAGCACAATTGCTAAGACTGTGAAGCATAGTACTGCTACTAGGTAGCTTTTATAAATGTTACTCATTTGATAACTCCTCCTATAATTCGTATTCATTAATCATTAAATTGGTACCGATAAATTGAATAGCTTTGTCAATTTTTATATAACGCTTTTGTCCTCGACCAAATCTGTACATGCATTCTTTTTGAAACTCTTCGTTCGAGTAGACTTTTTTCTCTAGATCATCTTTTGAAATGCCACTTATTTTTACAAACGCATTTGCGTCTGCATATCCGATGTATTCCATGTTCAACCTCTCCTATATTTCGTTTTAAAATTTCATTTCAATTTGCTTGATTCTGTATAAAGTAGCTTGTGACGGGAACCAATTAGCAATCATTTCAATTACATCGTCGAAATGTTTTTGTCTTACGTTCGTTCTTGAACTCGCACCAGTCATCTTTTTCACTTCTGAATTAATATCCCTGAATAATTCGCTACGTTGTTTTTGGTTTGTTATCGCATGTAGCCTTTGGATATGCGCTACTCTTTGATTAATAGTTCTAGTTAAGAAATTGTAATCTCCCGCATCCAGTTTTTGATTTTCTTTCAAATCAATAACATCATCTTTCACGTTTTTAATTTCTTGTTTAGTTTGTTCTGTAGCTTCAAACATTAATCTCAATGCTTGCATTGGGTCGCTAGGTACTTGGTACGCACCAGTTCTTCTTAAAGTTGGTAAAACTTCCGATGTTACCCAGCGTTTGAATCGTTTTGCATTTTCTAATTTGCTAGAAAAGATTAAACTGTATAGTCCTGATTCGTTGATGATCGTTACATTTCTGTTTTGACCTGCCGTCGCGATTTGCGACGTCAGCTTATCTTCTGCATCAACATGTTTTGACAAAGCATCTCGTCCGTTTGCGTATCCTAAAATGTCAGCAACATCTTTTCCTATAAAATATGGTTCTCCGTCAACTTCTAATGTCCTTACTGGTAATTCTTCAAAATTAAATGTTTGTAATGCTTGCATAATGTTTATGCTCCTTTCGTGTATAATTTATTTATCGCTACTGCGATGGTGGGTGGTGATAAGATTGAAAACTAACTATAACTTTAGTATCAATGTTAGAAATGCCGGTAAGTTTGAAGAAACACCATGTGAATTTGTAGATGGTAGCAAAGGTGTTCGATTAGCTTACGAAAATGGTTTGGTCGTAACAATCCACGTTGACGGCAATAATATTGATATACGTTCAAGTCACCTATTAATTTTGGTTGATGAAAACCCTTTAACTTTTGATGTTGATATGAATACAAAAAATCCTAAATAATTTTTTTACCATCAACAGTTAAAGACAATGTATTTTTATTTTGGAGATGTAAGAGGTCTATTGTCGTTAGTAATTCCTCTTCGCTCCATTTTTCTTTTTCTGCTAGTTCGATGATTTTTACTGCTATTTCATGAATCTTTTTTAATTCTTGCATTTCAGTTTCCTCCTTTATTCGAAATCATCGATAGTTAATTCTGAAACTCTCTTTTCATAGATGTATAAATAATAGTTTTTGATTTCTCGATAAACTTTTGCTGCTAGGTTGTATTCACTTTCACTCAAGTCTGAATTAAGTGTCACTCCAAAAATTGATAATGTTAATTTTCTAATATGGTCATGAACATCTTGTACATAAGCTTTTTGATGAATTGATTCGAAGCCATGCTGATACTTTTTTAGCGGAATCTGATGATTGAGCTTCCTCAATCTTCCTAGCGACAAATCTTTTGCGAAATTGAGTTTTTTATTGATTTCTTCTAAATCGTCATTATTGATTCTTACTTTACTGAAAATTGCACCTGAGCTGATTGGTTTCTCGCCTTTTATAGCATTTCTAACTTCTTTCGCTATAATTTCTTTCAACTCTTCTTTGGTTAACGTGATTTGTTCCATTGTGTCCTCCTTTTAAGATGTTTGTTTTTGTTATGTTGACATTTTGGAAACTCTATAAGTAAAAAAAATACCGCACTTATCTTGTGGCAATTCTAGTACTTCAATTACTTTTGCTAAATCGTCAACATTAATTCTAATATGCCCGTTTTCTTTTTTTGAATAAGTTCCTGGTGTCATTCCTAATTTTTTTGCCATATCAGAAATCGAAATGCCTTTAGCAATGCGTTCAGCTTTCATTCTTTTGACGTTGAACTCATACATTTGCTCACCTCCGTTTTTTGAAGTTAACTCAATACTAAACCTAAGTTTCCTAATTGTCAACAAAAATCTCGAAAAATATTTTTTATTCTTTTAAAATGCTAGTTGTTTCCTATATGGAAAAGTGTTATTATACTGTTATAAATAAAACGGAGGTAAATTTGAAATGAGAACTTCAGCGGAAATAGGTAAATTAATCAAACAACTACGAAAAGAGAATAATGTGAATTTAACTGATTTTGCAACTAAGATAGGTGTCAATAAATCTACCTTATCCCGATATGAAAACGGTAGCAGAAAAATACCTATGGAGGATATAGCTGAGATTGCCAATGCATTGAAAGTTACCCCAGAATATTTACTATTAAAAAATAGACAAACAGAAAACGAAGTACAACATCGTGCAGCTCATTTAGAAGGAGAATTAACTGATGACGAGTGGCAAAGAGTTTTAGATTATGCAGATTATATAAGAAGTAAACGTAAGTAAAGGATGTATCAGATGGGATTATATGAAGAAACTTTAATACAACATGATTATATTGAAATAAGAGAGGCTGATGTACTTCCAGATAATTTAGACGGGGTATGGTTAGGAGATTTAATTTTAATAAAGCGTGGTTTATCAGATAGAGAAAAAGCAGGAATTCTCTTCGAAGAATTAGCGCATAATAAACTTACATACGGTGATATAGCCGATTACTCGAATTTCAACAATCGCAAGTTCGAAAATTACGCAAGACGACACGGCTTTATCTCAGCTGTACCGCTACGCGAAATTGTAGAAGCTTATAATTATGGCGTACGCAACTTGTATGAGTTGTCTGAGTATCTACAATTAAGCGAAGAATACATATTAGAAGCAATAGAACAATATAAAAAGATATATGGTATTGGAACTCACTATGGCGAGTATTCTATTACATTTGAGCCGTTGAGAGTTTTTAAATATAAGGAAATATAAACAAAGGAGAAATGAACATGAAAAGATTATTAGGTTTACTATTAGCAAGTACGTTGGTGTTAGGCGCATGTGGTAGTAACGACGGCGATAAGAAAGAGGAAAGCAAGAAAACGGAAACGAAGAAAGAGAACAAAGATAAAAAGAAAGAAACTAAAGAAAAAGCAGAAGCTAAAAAAGAAAATGCTAATCAAAACGATAACAATAATCAAGTAAACAACGAGAACAACACAAACATTAACAACAATCAACAAACCAATAACACATCTAAGCAACAGGTACAGAAGAATCTTCCAGCTACCAATAATGGACAACAAGTACAACCACGCGACCCAAACGAACCTAGTTACGAAGAATATTTAAATGCTAAAAGAGCCACTGAAGAAATGGAAAATAATCCGGACAAAAACCAACATGCTGGAGGTGGTCCAGGAATGTCGTTAACACACCCTAATCAATCATATGATAGTTTTAGAAAAGAAGTAGGAAAAGCAAGAAGTGAAGCAATAGTTGTTCAACAATAAAATTTCGGGTAGCTCGCCTACCCTTATTATTTTTTTGCCAATTTTGAGGAGGAGAAATAAAATGGCATCATTTACTATTACAAAAAGAAAGAATAAAACGTCGACATCTTGGCAATACGATGTAAAACATCCGTCTTTCAAATCAGGAAAGAAAAGAAAGTCGGGATTCAAAACTAAAGCAGAGGCAAGCAATGCTGCACAACAATTGATTAGAGATTTGGAGGACGGAAATAACATTGAAGATAACAAAAAGTTTAAAGAATACTACAGTGATTGGATAAATATAAAAAATAAAAAACAATTATCCAGCAAACAGTTTTATTGGTACGAAAGATCAATTAAGTTATTTAGCGAGTTTTTTGGGGAAAACATGTTAGTAAAAAATATTACGCGAAGTGAATATCAAAGGTTTTTAAATAAATACGCACAAGGTCATACCGACGAGACCGTGAGAAAGGTTCACGGTTGTTTAGCAAGATGTATCAAAGACGCATTATATGATGGTTATTTAAAAAAAGACCCTACCTATGATGTTAATATCAAAGGCACTGAAAAATCTAAAGATGAGAAGTTTAAATATATAACGATTAAAGACTACTTAAACTTACTAGAATACTTTAAAAAAAGAGATGAAGAAAGTTATATCTTTCTGTATATTTTAGGTATTACTGGCGCAAGATATAGCGATGTTATCAATATGACATACAAAGATTTAAACAAAGCAAATGGTATAGTTCACTTACCCGGAACAAAAACAAAGAACTCAAAACGAGATGTAGAAGTTAACTCAAGAGACATTATGCGCATAAATTCAAAGTTGGCTAGATTACCACGTAGAATTAACGGAAAACTATTTTCGGTTAGTCACACATCAGTGAGTAAATCATTTAAAAAAGCAAAAGAAGTAATAGGATTAAATGATGATAACATCACCCCCTATTCACTTAGACACACTCACACATCTTACTTGCTGTCAAAAGGCATACCGATTGAATATATTAGTAAAAGATTAGGTCACTCTACAATATCACAAACGTTAAACACCTATTCTCACTTACTTGAAGAACATAAAAAAGAGCAAGGTCAACGAGTCAGAGAATTATTTTCTTGACACACATTTGACACTTGCTAGAATGAAAAGCTGTTAAATCAAGGTTTTAAAGGTTATTTTTACGGAAGGTAAGGGAT